GCAGTACAAAGAATGGGAAGTGCAACGACAGGGTGAAACCTTTAAAGGTCTTGACCTTCAAGCTGTACAGATACTTGATCTTGTTTCTTTTAATCAAGCAGGTGATGAGTTTGATGTAGAAGAATCACTAGAAGAGGATGATGAACTATGAATATAGACCCTGATACTCCGACAACAGCGGCAGTATTCAGGACTGATGAGGGAGACTTTAATGTCTCCCTTTTTAGTCTTGAAGGTAAATTAAAATTTAAGTTAGCACAGAAAGCTTTGAGAGAAGTGGGTGATCTAAGTGATAAGGTAATGATACTTAGAGAATCAATTCAATCTTTGAGGGCTAACATAATAGATACGGAATGCAATGAAGAAACTTTAATAGAACGTGAAAGGGCTAGAGATGAGAAAGGTCAGTATGTAGGTGACGATCCTTCAACCCCTAATGTTAATGAGGCGTATGTCCAAAGCAAAGAGGATTAGTAATGCCCGATTATGTAAGTAAAGATTTTGTTAAACACCATTTACCCTGTCCTAAATGTGGAGGAAGTGACCCAGTATCAATGCACGAAGACCGCTCTGCTTATTGTTTTAGTTGTCGTGCAGTAATAAAAGATTATGAAAAAGAATGTGATGCTCCGTTTTCTAGTGCATCTAAACCCGTAGACATGCAGCCTTATAGAAATAATGCTATGAACAATTCAGAAGGAGATTTCTTAGCCCTAACTGATCGTGGAATATCTTTAGACTCAGCCAAGAAGTATGGTGTTAAAGCTGTGAAAGATCATAAGGGCCAGATCGTCAAACATCTTTATCCTTATTATGTAGCTAATGAAATTGTAGGTTACAAAGTTAGAGAACAAAATAAAATGTTCACATGGAAAGGCAGTGGGCAGGGCAGTGGTTTATTTGGCGAACAGTTATTCCAATCAGGAGGTAAGTATGTGACTCTTGTTGAGGGTGAGTGTGATGCTATGGCAAGCTATGAAATGCTAGGCTCCAAGTGGCCCGTAGTTTCTATAAAGAATGGTGCTGCTGCGGCTGTTAAAGATGTAAAGAACTCAATAGAATTTCTTGAGAAGTTTGATTGTGTAGTTATTAACTTTGATAATGATAGAGCGGGTAAAGAAGCAGCTAAGAAAGTTGCTAGGTTATTAACTCCGGGCAAAGCAAAGTTAATGCATCTTCCAGATGAGTTCAAAGATGCTAACGACATGATAAAGAAAGGCAATAAGCATAGCTATGTAACGGCTTGGTGGAACGCAAAAATTTATACACCTAGCGGTGTTGTTAATGCTAAAGATTTAAAAGATAAATACTTTAACAGGGAGAAGAAAGATTCAGTTCCTTATCCTTGGGGCGGCTTAAACAAGAAGCTCTACGGCTTGAGACAAGGTGAGTTAGTTACTCTTACAGGTGGTACAGGTCTTGGTAAATCTTCTATTACTAGAGAGCTAGAACACTGGCTGATAAATAATACAGAAGATAACGTAGGCATTGTAGCCCTTGAAGAACATGATATGAGAACCCTTGATTGTCTAATGTCAATAGAGGCAAACGACAGACTATATGTAGACCATATCAGAGAAGGCTACGATCAAAGTTATTTAGATGAAATCTATAGTAAGATATATGATAACGGCAGGGTGTGGATTCATGCACACTTTGGATCAAATGACATAGACGAAATCTTTAGTAAGATTAGGTTTATGATTATAGGGTGTGATTGTAAGTGGATTATTGTTGATCATTTACATATGCTTGTGTCCTCCTCAACTGAGGGAGATGAACGCAGAACTATAGATAGTATTATGACTAGGCTGCGATCTATCGTTGAAGAAACAGGGGCAGGGATGGTATTAGTATCTCATCTCCGTAGGGTAGAAGGTAACAGAGGGCATGAGAATGGTGTTACTGTAGGTCTTAATCATCTTAGAGGTTCACAATCTATTGCCCAGTTATCTGACTGCGTAATAGCTTTAGAACGTAATCAACAATCTGATGATGAAGAAGAAGCCCAGACTACTCATGTAAGAGTTTTAAAATCTAGATATACTGGCGATGTAGGTATGGCTACGCACTTGTTATATAATCAAGATACAGGTAGACTTAAAGAAGTAGACACTTCAGATTATGAATTTGATGGGGATGAACTATGAGTTCTTTAGTTTTCGATATAGAAACTGATGATTTAAACGCTACTAAAATTTGGTGTATAAGTACATGTGATGTTAATACAGAAGAATTAAACTCTTATTATGGTGATAGCCTACAGGAAGGTCTAAGGGTATTAGAGTCAGCCGATAAACTAATCGGGCATAATATAATAGGCTTTGATATTCCTGTTATAAATAGTTTATTGAATGTCGATCTATCTAAGAAACCTTTAATAGATACTCTTGTGTTGTCACGATTATTTAATCCAGTACGTGAGGGTAATCATGGCCTAGAATCTTGGGGCTATAGAGTAGACTTACCTAAGATAGACTTCACAGAATATGGGAGTTTCTCTCCAGAAATGGTTGAGTATTGTGAGAGAGATGTACTTCTTAATAAGAAAGTATACGATGTTTTAAATAAAGAAAGGCTTGGCTTTTCTAGAAAGTCTATTGATTTAGAACAAAGCGTAGCTGAGATAGTTAACAGACAGAGAGAGAAAGGTTTCTTGCTAGATGTTAAATACTCTACACTCTTTTTGGCTGAGCTAGAAGACAAGCTAGATGCTACTGTTGCAGAAGTTCATAAAGAATTTAAACCTGACGAGAATATTTTAATTTTGTATCCTGTAAAAACTTCTGCTGATAAGCTTTCTAAGATGGCTGTTGCAGGAGATGGTACTAAGTACAGACTTAACTCCGATGAATATGATCTTTTACACCACACAGATAACATAGAGCGTGTTACTAGAACAGAATTTAATCTAGGTTCCCGTAAACAAATAGGCGAATACCTACAGAAATTTGGTTGGGTTCCTACTAAGTTTACTCCTACTGGTCAGCCTATGGTAGATGAGGGTACACTTAAAAAGATAAAGGATATACCACAGGCTTTACTTATTGCTGAGTATTTAACATTGCAGAAGCGCATAGCTCAGATAAGATCATGGTTAAAAAATATTGATAATCAAGATAGAGTTCATGGTTTTGTTAATACCAATGGGACTATTACAGGTCGCATGACCCATAGAGAACCTAACCTTGCTCAAGTTCCTAACTCTAATTCACCTTACGGTAAAGAGTGTCGGGCTTGTTGGACAGTTCCTAAAGATTATAAACTTGTAGGTATAGATGCAAGTGGTTTAGAATTAAGAATGCTTGCACATTATATGAATGATAAGGAGTTTACAAATGAAATTTTGCATGGAGACATACACTCCTCTAATCAGAAAATTGCAGGACTTGAATCTAGAGGTCAGGCTAAGACTTTCATATATGCCTTCATCTACGGAGCAGGAGATGAGAAGCTTGGAACAGTGGTTAAAGGAGGCAGAAGAGATGGTCAAAGACTTAAACAACGCTTCCTTGATAATCTCCCATCACTTAGAAATCTTAAAAATAGAGTTACGAGAGCAGCGTCAAAGGGACATATCAAGGGACTAGATGGTAGAAAGATATACATTAGATCAGCGCACTCTGCTCTTAATGCTTTATTGCAGGGCGGTGGTAGTATAGTTATGAAGGAAGCATTACATCTACTTAACGGTTATATTATAGATAATAATTTAGACGCTCACTTTGTAGCTAACATACATGATGAGTGGCAAATTGAAGTACTAGAGAAGGATGCTAAAAAGGTAGGTGAACTAGGAGTATTAGCTATACAAAATGCGGGGCTAGAGTTTGAAATGAAATGCCCTTTAGATGGTGAGTACAACATAGGAGATAACTGGAGTGAAACACATTAATATTATTTCTGAAGATATAGACAAAGCAAAACAATTATCCAGTGAGATGGGAACACTAAGAAACTCAATAACAAAAGGGCAGGGAAATATACATGGATTTTTAGGAGAAATAATAACTTCTAAATTTTTATCTTCTTCTTTAAATAATACATATGACTATGACATAGTACATAATAATTTAAAAATAGATGTCAAAACAAAAAAGGTAACAACTCCACCCCAAGAACATTATGAGTGTTCTGTCGCTGCTTTAAATACAAAGCAAGAATGTGACGTATATGTGTTCACAAGAATATTAAAAGATATGACAAGCGGGTGGCTTCTTGGATATATTAATAAAGAAGATTATTTTAATGCTGCCCTCTTTCTAAAAAAAGGACACACAGACCCATCAAATAATTGGAAAGTTTCAACAGACTGTTACAATCTTCCTATAAATAAATTAAATAACATAGAGGATTTAATAAAATGAAACTTAAACACGATCCAAGTAGAGTAGGTGATCTAGCAGAACACTATGCTATTACATGGCTATGGGATAATGGCTATCATGTCTTTAAAAACTGTGGGTGTACAGGCCCAGTAGATATTGTAGCTATGTCTCC